CCTCCTGCACCCCCTGCACCAATTGTTACAGGATATGGGGAGCCACCTGAAACTGGATTGCCTGAAGCTGTCAGTAAACCACCTGCTCCTCCGCCTGCACCATAATAATAAGAACCACCACCTCCGCCACCTGCAACAACTAAATGTTCAACAGAGGTTGTTAAAGGTTGAGTGGTAAGTGTTCCGCTTGAATTAAAAGTGGTTATTTTTTCAGCCTGAAGTTTAGGGTTTAATACTTTTCCAATTAATTTTGGCATGTTATCCTCCCCACGTTCCTTCCGTTACATATTCGTAAACTGCGTTCATGTTCCAAACACCTGATGCAGATCCTGGTGCTCCTGGTTCTTTAATAATAACGACACCTGATCCACCAGCTCCACCGTTACCTAAACCTGGAAAATTACCGACTGGGTATGATCCACCGCCACCGCCACCGCCAGTATTGACTGTACCTGGAAATACACCAGTAGGGTTAGTAGGTGAACCTATGCCTGCTCCTTTGTTAGCTCCTTTTCCACCGCCACCTGCTCCACCAGCTCCGCCGACTCCTGGTCCAGGAGTTGTAAAGCCAGGAGGTCTGACTGCACCACCACTACTACCGCCACCCCCTCCTCTTGTTACAGGAGAGCCAGTAATTGAAGAAGCAACTCCTGCTCCTCCTGCGTTTCCTACTGCACTTGGTACAGGCTCAGTAGATGAAGCTCCTACTGCTCCTGCTCCACCGCCTCCGCCTCCGAGTCTAATTTGTGGTCCTGGGGGTAAAAATGGTGGACCTGTATCGGCTCCTGCACCACCAGCAAATCCTTGTCCTGGTGCGCCAGTTCCTCCGCCTGATCCTCCTGGATCTGGTGTGTTATAACTGCTACCTCCACCTGAACCGCCATTTCTTCCGCTTGTACCTGCTGGTAATTGTAGAGACCATCCTCCGCCACCACCGCCAGTACAACTTATACTGTTAAATGTTGTGTTTGATCCTGGTGCTCCTCCACTTAAAGGATCGCCTGGATTTACTCCTGCCGCTCCTCCTGCTCCAATTACAACAGGGTATGAACTTCCGCCTGTAACTGGGGTTAAAGACTCTGCTGAAGCTCCACCACCTGATGCTTCGCCTGGAACTGATGATCTGTAACCACCTGCTCCTCCGCCTGCGTCAAATCCTGAGCCACCGCCTCCGCCTCCGCCAGCGACCATAACATATTGAACTTCAGATGTGGTTGGGTTAGCAGTAAAAGTACCGCTAGAGTTAAAAGTTGTTACTTCAGGATCAGTAGTGGCTGTAGGTGGGTTATCTACTCCAATTATTCCGCCATTTAAATCTGCCATAGTTAAGCCTCATTCCAAGCTAAACTAGAAGCATCCCAAATGTAATTTTCTCCAGAATCAGATACACCTATCCATCTTCTATTATTTTCTTCCCAGAATGCTTCAATTGATTCAGAGCCTACTTTATCTTTGCTTGGATAAGTGACTGGTGCTTGCCAATCATCATTAGAGTCTAATACCCAAGAATTAAAAGGTTTTGGCTTAATAAATTTGTTTTTACTAGCATCAAAAGTATCGCCTATACCTGCATATTGTTTTCTAAAATTGTTGTTATATGAAGTTTGTTTCCAAGCTGTACCACCTGTTGAGTGTGGAACTAAATTAGATACAAAGGTTTCAGCTTGAGAAGATTGATCACCACCATTGGCATTCACATCATCGTTGGATATTACTACTACTCGTAATACTTCGTTGCTTGAGTTAAGTTCTGCAAAATGAGCCATATTTGTACTCCTTATGCGTCATCTAGTTCTTCGTAGTTAATGGTGTAAGTTAAGTCTGAGTTAGCACTTGCACCACCTTCTAAGATGTCTCCTTCTTCAAGATAGATACCTGAATTTTTATCTATCAATACTAAAGTAGCATCTGCTGGAACAGCAATAGTAGAAGCAAATAAAACTACTGAGCCACCACTTTTAATAATGCCCATTGTTACGGTTGCTGAGTTAGTCCCATCAATATTCGCAACAATAATACTATTAATTTTTATTAGCTTGTCACTTGCACAAGTTAATAAATCAGTTGTTACTGTAGTTGTTAAAGCTCCGTTTATGCTGTTTGCAAATATCGAAGTTACATTTACTAAATTTGGATTTGCCATAATATTGTCCTAATTTTATCCGAAAACCAAAGCCATTGCTATAGCTTTACCTGTTGTTGCCACACCTGAACCACCTATACTAAGTGAAGATGCAACATTTAAATCTGTTAAAGCGTCTACCATAGCGCCACCTGACCCAGCTCCATCAGAATAAATTACAGACGTCATTCCAGTTGGAATGGTAACTGTAGCTCCTGAACCTTGTTTAATAATAATACTTTGAGATCCGCTGGTAGCATTTTCTATAATCCAAACTTTTGAAACCGTATTTGGCCCAATCGTAATAGTACAAGTTGAATCTAAAGTTCCAGTATATTTTAAGAACATAGCTCGACCAGCATCTGCTGATCCGTCTGCTATTGTTGTTGCATGAGTGTCAGCGTTGGTAGTTATAGCTTCTGTTCCATAACCAAAAGCATCGCCAATAAGTTCTAAATTAGTGTTAGTAGAATCACCCCAAGTTCCGCTTTCGTCACCTGTTGCAATTTCTTTGAGTCTTAAATCGTTTGTATAAGCTGCCATCTTTTACCTCTGAGCATTTATTATGCCATCTTTAGTTGGTTATTGTATATTAAATTATGCGGCCACATCTGTCCAATTTGGCGTTTGTGATTGATCTATATCTTGCCATATGTTTATACTAGATCCTAATTCTGTTGTTGCAGATACTCCAGTAACTGTAAAATTACAATCTCCTGAGACTGTAGCTGAAGGGACAAATGTTGTAGCCTCAAGTCCATCTACGCCAAATCTGTTAACGGTTTTAGTTGTTGCTGTTCCCAAAGCACTTGTTCCTGCTACGCCTGTAACTGCAACATTTGCTTCACCGTCTACATCTACTGATACTGAGCCTACGCTTGCTGTAACTCCTGCAACAGTTGCCACAGCTTGAGCATTTACACCAACACCACTTACAGCTGAAGTTGCTGCTAAACCTGAAACATTTAAAATATTGTTTGAAACTGTAGTTGCTGTACCTAAAGCAGATGCGCCTGCAAAGCCATTAACTCCGATTTGACCGCCCGCTTCTACTGCAAGACCGCCATTAGTAGCTGTTGCTGATAGACCGCTAGGTAATACTTTTGCTTTAGCTACAACTGATACAGTACCTAAAGCAGATGTTGCCGCTGAAGGCGCTGAAAGGGTAACGGGAATGGGTTCGCCCCAGGTTAATTGACCCCAGGTGCCTCGACCCCAACCGTTAATGATAGCCATTTAAGGCTAGGCGATTCTTATAATCGCTGTAGAAGCTGCTGCTGCTGGGAATACAATAGTGAAGTCTCCAGCGGTAGATGTTTTATCGCCACCAAAGTCAATTGTTGCTACTGATTTGTTACTGTCAGAGCTGTTATAAATCATACATCCTCTAGCTGTTACCGTAGCTGTACTAAAAGTCAAATCACCAAAATCAGTAAAGGCTGTAGTACCAGAACTTGTAGGTGCAACTTTAGTTAAAGTTCCTCCACCTGAAGAATAGTTAGTACCAGATGCTTGACCTGTAGTGGTGAAAGAAGTTGTGGTAGCTCCTAAAGTAGCTGATGAAGTATACAAAGCTAATTTAAACGCATCTCCATTGGTAGCAAAGTTATGATTGCCAAGAAGAAGCTCTTTTTTAAAGCTTGTTGTAAGTGTTGATGATATTGCCATAATATTATAGTTTCCTAATTAAATCGGCAGCCTCTTTTAAGCCTGCTTTATCTAATTGATTATTAATTGTAATCCTATCAGATTTTATAGCATTTTGCATATATAGTTCAATAAGTTTTTCTATATTGTCTTTGTAGGTCTGCACCTGTTTTTTTATTTCTTCAGGCGCATCATCACTAACATGAATCATTTTTTCTATACAACGCTTTGCCCAAAACTCAGTAGAGTGTCCTCCTTCATCTGTTGTATGAACTTCTATTACTCCTAGCTCTGGACCAGCTTTATAACTCATTACCATTTGTTAGGCTCTCCTACTTTATTTTTTTTAAGGTGGGTATCATTTCTGTCAACTAAAACAGGCTCTTGCTCTCTTTTAAATTGTTGCAGCTGACTTCTTTTTTTGGCAATCAAGACTCCTTTTTCATCTGTAATAACAACCAAAGGATCTTCTAGTCTGTGATAGCCATAAAGTTTTTCATCAGCCGGGACTGCTGTATCAAGCAATCCACTTGTATGAGCAACCTCAATCTCAATGCCTTGATTCATAGCTTTGCTTAACCAAAACTCTACAGATGCTCTGCCTGATTCAGCAAAATGCAAATTACCTTTGTAACTAAAATCAATTCCAAATAATTTTATTTTTTCAACTTTATTCCAAACAGCAAATGCTACTGCGTAAGAAACTGTATTATTTAAATAATGACAACCACATGCACTTAAGACTTCTTCAATCGGGTATTCTACTAACCCAGGACAACGATCATCTTTTTCGCATGTGTAAACTGGGCCTTCATGCTCTGTAAGAAGCTTAGACATACTATTGGTTTGGCCGCCCGCATCATCAGTATCTAAAAATCTAGAAGCTGGGTCCATCATAAACACCCTGTCATGAAATATAACAGAGGCTACTGAATTAATAGCCCAAACCTCATCAAAATGAGCTCCATGCGATTTTGCTAAATTATAATCAAACCAACTACTACCCATTCCGACAATAGCTACGGTTTTACCTTCAAGTTTCTTGATTGGTTTCATATCTTCTCCTTTTTTAAAAACTAAGTAATCTGTGTTCTCAACGAATCATATCTGTATTCGTCTCTTCTTCCTCTTGCTTCTGCTTTATTTTTTAATCTTGCCATTTCTTGTTGAAATCTATCTTCGTATAGTTTCATCATATCAGCATCGCCTTTCATAAAAATATAAGCCTCAACTAGACACGCGTATAATAAACCATTTCTTGCATGTTCTGACATCCAAGTCCCAGTTGTATCTGTAACCAAAGAGTTAGGTTTATATAAATAATGAAGTTCAGTTGTATAGTTTTGGTCTGGAACTGGAGCGATAATTAAAGTTGATTCTTTTGTTCCAGTATTTAAATCTTTATCAAAGTCTCCGTAATACAAGGGTAATCCTCTTGATCCTGAGTCTGTTGGATCTGGCGCATACTCTTGCATAAAGCTGGGATGTTTTTTATCAAGGTAATGATAGTCTCCATTAGCATCAATAACAGATAAAGAAAAAGATAATTCAAAATCATTTGGAGCTGTTAAAAATCTAGAGCCAGCGCTCATAGATCCTTGTACGTTTCTTCTAAAATAATCAAACTGTACCATTTCAAAAATTCTTTCTTCTGCATTTTTGATAATATCGTCTAACGTATTAACAAAAGTTGTTTCAGAGTTTTCTGAAAAATCTTGAATTAGAGTTTTTAATTCTGATAATGTTAAAGGACTGCTCATATTAAGTATTTAATTGGCCACCCATGCCAGAGTGATTGCTACAGTAATAATAAAGCGTAGGTGCTCCCGATGCAACTTCTATCTGAGTGTATGCTCCTGAACTTCCAGGCGTTCCGCTTGTTGTAACTCCTGTTGTATATTCAGATCCACCAGCATGAGTTCCGTTTGCAGTAGTTGAAATCCTTAATGGATGATTGCTGTTTGTACTATCAGACTGGTCAAATTTGTAAGTTTGTCCTTCTGTTAAAGAAAGA